TGCACCAAAATTCTTGTGTCAATACGTAGATAGACCATCGCAAACCCTGTCATTAGAAAATGACCCAAGTTATCCATTCAAAAGCGATTCTTTTGACTTAGGTGACCCAACAAACAATCCAATAATTCAACAGGGTTCTACCAATGAAAAAAATAGTAATAAAGCAGTTGGTTTTGTGGTGGATTTTGGAACCATTAATCAAAGTATTTTTAAATCTGTTGATATAAATCAAGAACAGGGTGTGACATCCTCCGAACAGATTCAAACAACTATTGATTTAGGAAATCAAGGGGCGGGTAAAAAAACCATGCAACAAACAACATCACTATATGATTTTTATAAAAACCGTTCCTATTCTAGTACCATAAAAACATTAGGTAATGTCATGATTCAACCAACCATGTATTTTGTGTTAAGACACATGCCTATGTTTAATGGAACATATATTATTAGAAACGTAAAACATAGTATTAGTCCGGGAAGTTTTAATACAGAATTCAACGGACAAAGGGTGTCTGCGAATATCAATACAAAAGTTTCCGATGATTTGGCTAGTGTGAATGAAGATTTTTCAAAAAAATTATCGGACAAAGTAAAACAATTTGTAACAAACAATACTTTGGTTACCTTTGATAATAATTCTAATCAGTATTTCACAGGTGAGCAATCCAAAGACCTTGTTTTATCGGCCAGAACACCTTATCAAGGGTTTATTGTACAAACAACAGATATTACAGTACAAGATTGTAGTGAAAATATTAAAGCAATCTATGGTCTAATTGAGTCAAGTAACTTTATTTCAAGTTCAATTACTGTCAATGAGTTAGTAACACTTATCAATAATTCAACAACAGATACCTTATTAAAAACGTATATGTTTTGTGTGTTATATATGATGGGCAACCCAACAGATACTGATGCAAGATTACAATACAATCAAAATAATTTATACGGTGCTACTGTGGATATTAAACAACCAGGCGCTACTTCATCGTTAATTAAAAAATATAGATGTTTAACAACAGGTGAAAATTTTACTAGACCGTTTGCAACTTTTGATACAGTCAAAGATAGTATAGACTTCTTTAGAGACATCAACCAAAATAGGATACAAGAATATTTTAATCAGGCTGATGATGATGAGAAAAAAATACAAGCAATTATAAAGTTATTTTATAATACTTGGTATACATCAGGTTCACTTACAGTACCATATAATCAAAATACAAATTATAATACTTGGCTGGCAAACACCAGATGGGCATACACACAAGCAAAAATATCAGGTTTGTAATAAATTAAATAATCGTTATATTTATTAAGAAAAACAATATGAGTAATTTAAAAAATTTATTGGACAACTACTTACAGAAAGATACTGTTATTGCCGAAAAAGATTTAGGTAACGGATATAAAGAAGTTTGTGATTTACAGACTGGTGACTGTTATACTGTAAGATTAAAGGATGGTTTGATTGAAAGAGTGGACAACACTATGAAATTAAACAAAACATTAAGAGTAGAAACACCACAGGGTGTTAAAACATTATTAAACGGATAATCATGGAAAACAAAGTTTCAAAAACAATATTAGAGGAATTAAAAAGATATAATCAAATCAACAGTTATATTGTTGAACAAGACGCTGCGTTACCTCCACCACCAGCGGGTGATGAACCTGGTGCGGTTGAACCTCCACCACCTGCGGCTGATGATACAACATTAGGTGGCGCTACACCACCTGAAGGAGAAGCCGCACCTGAAACAGGCGCACCTATTGATATTGAAAACGACCCTGATGTTGAAGAAATTGAAACGGGTGATTCTGAAGGTGGAAAAAATGATAGTGGTACTGAAGAGTTGGATATTACAGAATTGGTCACCACACAGAAAGACATGCAGTCAAAGCAGGAAGAATACATGAATTCAATGATGTCTAAATTAAATGACTTAGAGGGTAAATTGGCTCAGATGGATTCAATCTTTGAAAAGATTAATTCAATTGAAGATAAAGTAGAACAATACAGACCAAAAACTGCACAAGAAAAATTAGAATTAAGGTCTTTAGATTCCGGTCCTTACAGTCAAAAGTTATCTGATTTTTTTACTGAAAAAGAACCACAAATGCAGCAACAAGGAAAAGAACAATATATTCTAACACCTGATGATGTAGAAAACTACGACAAGATGAATGTTAGAAAATCTTTTGACGTTGGTTTACAAAACTAATTTGATTTCTGAAAAAATTGTATTATACTTATCTTACATTAAAAGATAAAAAATACAATTATGATGACAGACAAAACATTTGATGCCGTTTTGGCGCAGTACGAACAAAACACAAAACCATTTGGTGACCAACCAATGATGTCACAAGAAGACAGAATGAAGCGTTATTTCGCGGCTATTCTTCCTAAAGGTGAAAATTCAGGACAAAGAAGAATTAGAATCCTCCCAACTACCGATGGTTCATCTCCTTTCAAGGAGGTATGGTTCCACGAAATTCAGGTAAATGGTACTTACAACAAATTTTATGACCCCGACAAAAATGAAGGTGGACGTTCACCTTTAACTGAGGTTTACGAAGAACTTATGAAAACTGGCAAACAAACTGACAAAGATTTGGCGGCACAGTACAAAGCTCGTAAATTTTATATTGTTAAGGTCATTGACCGAGACCATGAAGAGGATGGTGTTAAATTTTGGAGATTTAAACACAACTATAAGCAAGATGGTATCTTGGACAAAATCATTCCAATTTGGAGAGCTAAAGGTAATTTGACCGACCCAAATGAAGGACGTGATTTGATTATTCAATTGGTTAAATCAAAAACACCAAAAGGAAAAGAATACACATCAATTCAAACTGTAATGTATGATGACCCAAGTAAATTGTCGGAAGACCCTGAACAATTGGACACTTGGAAAAACGACCCAACAACTTGGGCTGACGTTTACTCTAAGAAACCTGTTGAGTACTTGGAAGCAATCGCTCGTGGTGAAGTTCCACGTTGGGATTCGGAAGCTAAAAAATATGTTTACGGTGACGACGCTACTGAAGTATTCGGTGGTACACCTGTGGACCCACAAGCAGGTATGTCACCTGACGAGGAATTACCATTCTAATAAACTAAAACACATCATGTATGGTATCTTCTATGGTACCATACATGATTAATTTATATCATATATGGCTATTAAAAAAAATGATTTCAGCTCAGTAAAGAAAAAATTCTCTACTTCAGCAAAATACAAACCTCAAAGATTTTTTGATTTGGGTTCTGACTTCTTGGACGCTGTAGGACTTCCAGGTCCTGCAATTGGGCACCTAAACATGTTCTTGGGTCACTCAGACACAGGAAAAACAACCGCTTTGGTTAAAGCCGCTGTTGATGCACAAAAGAAAGGTATTCTACCTGTATTCATTATTACAGAACAAAAGTGGTCTTTTGAACACGCAAAGATTATGGGTTTTGAATGTGAGGAAGTTGTTGACGAAGAAACTGGCGAATCAGATTGGGATGGATTTTACATCTTCAATAATGATTTTGATTACATTGAACAAATTACAGATTACATCAATAGTTTGCTAGACGCACAAGAAAAAGGTGAATTGGATTACAGTTTATTATTCTTGTGGGATTCTGTTGGTTCAGTACCATGTAAGATGACTTACGATGGTAAAGGTGGTAAACAACACAACGCATCAGTACTTGCTGACAAGATTGGTATGGGTATCAACCAACGTATTTCAGGTTCACGTAAATCGGATTCAAAATACGAAAACACTTTGGTTATTGTTAATCAGCCTTGGGTTGAATTACCTGATAATCCATTTGGTCAACCAAAGATTAAGGCAAAAGGTGGTGAAGCAATTTGGTTGAACTCATCTTTGGTTTTCTTATTTGGTAATCAAAAAGGTGCGGGAACAAACAAGATTACCGCAACAAAAGACAAAAGAAGTGTTAAATTTGCAATCAGAACAAAAGTGTCCGTAATGAAAAACCACATCAATGGATTGGGATATGAGGATGGAAAAATCATTGTAACCCCACACGGATTCTTGGCAGGTAAAGAAGCGGCTGAAGAAAAGGTATCTATTGAGAATTACAAAAAAGAATATGCCGATTATTGGAAAGATATTCTTGGTGTAACATCATTGGATTTTGAATTGAAAGAGGAAAAGGAACAAGAATAAATAATAAACAAGTGGTAAAAACTTTAATAGTTGACGGAGACAACTTATTCAAAATCGGGTTTCACGGGGTTAGAGATTTCTACCACGAAGGAAAACATATTGGGGGTATTTTCCACTTTGTTAATGTTCTTCGTAGATTCCTATCGGAATACAACTACGACAAGGTAATAGTTTTTTGGGACGGGAATAATAACTCGTCCCAAAGAAAGTTACTGTTTTCTGAATATAAGGAAAACCGTCGTTTAACAATGAACGAAGAAAAAAAAGAATCTTATTATGGACAAAAAGAAAGATTGAAACAATATCTTGAAGAAATGTTCATCAGACAAATTGGTATTGACAACCACGAGTGTGACGACTTAATTGCTTATTACACACAAATAAGTCAAGAAGAAAAAATAACAATTCTTTCTTCAGATAAGGACCTTACACAACTTATCACATCAAAAGTACACATGTACTCACCCATTGTAAAAGAATGGGTTACAGACAAACACAAGGTTAAATTAGGGACAATAGAAGTTCCGATTGCAAATGTTAAATTAGTTAAAATTTTATTAGGTGATAAATCCGATAATATAGAAGGAATTTATAGTTTCGGTGAAAAGAAATTAGTTAAATATTTTCCTGAGGTTGTTGAACAAGAGCTTAATATTGACTATATTTGTACAAGAGCACAAGAACTTTTAGACATAGATGATACAATCAAACCACTTAAGAACTTATTATCGGGTACCACAAAGTCAGGTACCTACGGAAAGGAATACTACGATATTCGTGAAAAAATCGTTAGTCTGTCAAACCCTTTAATGACCGAAGAAGCCAAAAAAGAAGTAGAACTTTATTATTCAGAAGATATGGACCCCGAAGGTAGAGGTTATAAAAATCTAATGAAAATGATGATTGAAGATGGATTCTTCAAGTACTTGCCAAAACAAGACGACGCTTGGGTAGAATTCCTTCAACCAATTATGAAATTAACAAGAAAAGAAAAAAAACGATACAATAACAACAATTAATTATGAAAGAAACACAAGATTTAACGAAAATGGAGTTTTTAATTAAACTCAACGACAACATCGTCGTTCAAAGGTTTTTCAATGTTAAGGGTTACAATGAAACTGCTAAGTACAGTTTAGAACTTCATGATTACATGAAGGACATTGCCGACTACATGGAAAGATATTTGAAAGACAAAAGTTTGGACTACATGAATGAAAACGCTGAGTTGATTATGAACGACTCTTCAGTCATGAACACGTCAAAAACTGATGGACCTGAATGGTTTAACCTATATATTAAGATGGGTGAACAGACAATTTGTCATAGGGGTTTTGATGCCAAAGTGTACCCACC